CTGCTGACGCTGTTCCTGTGGATGAAGCGGTGGAAGGTGGAGTTGCATCGGGCGCGGGCGAGAGAAGCGGCGATGGCGGGCGAATAGACGGCGCGGGGCGGCACTCATGCCGCCACCCGGCATTCTCCGCGCGCGAGCAAGTGTCGAGGAGAGTCCCGATACGGCACGCAGGAGGGCGCGCGCCACGGCTGCAAACGTGTGTGCCGCGAGAGTAGGAAAGGTCGAGACGACTCTCGACCCTGCACGCAAGACTGCGTGCGCTACGACGGTTCAAATCGTCTTCACCAACGCAGGAAAAACTTTCTTCCGTTCGTTTTCAATAAGTTGAGAAGACTTCCGGGACACGTGTGTGAGAGCCCCGATGATACATTCAAGTCGGGAAGAGAGTTGCACGGCTTCACAAGTCAATCGCGGAGCCGAGTTTCCTGGGGACAAACAATGGCGAGCAAGGTGCCGAGCAAGGCAAAGAAAGAAATCAGACCTTGCGAGGATTGCGGCTTCTACCAGGCGCTCAAACAGAAGCTCAAGGTTTCGGAAGTACTGGCGCAAACGATCGCCAAGTTCGAGGACAAGATCACAGACGCCAATTTCAGCCCCTCGGTGGGGGACTACATCAAACTGGTGCAGATGAAAAATGAGTTAGAGGAGGCATCCGAAGAGGCGAAGGAGATCAAGGTGACATGGGTCGAACCACTGACGTCCAAAACCGAGAAATAGCCTATGCCCCACTTCCCTCACAGAACTCCTTTCATGAGCTGAGAACGCGTTTCAAGGGGTTTTCCGGGCCAATTGGGAGCGGCAAAAGCCAGGCGCTTTGCCAGGAAGCGATCCGGCTGAGTTACCAGAACCCAAGGCGGATGGGACTGCTGGGGGCGCCGACCTACCAGATGCTACGGGACGCGACGCAGTCGACGCTCTTCGAGATACTGGACAGCAACCGAATCCCGTACGAGCACAACAAGGCAGAAAACGCGGTGCGAATGAAAGACACGGGTTCGCGGATCGTGTTCCGGCCGGTGGACGAATTCGAGCGACTGCGGGGAACCAACCTGGCGTGGTTCGGACTGGACGAACTGACTTACACGCCTGAGGCGGCGTGGCTGCGACTGGAGGGACGGTTGCGGGACCCGAAAGCGCAGCGGTTGTGCGGCTTCGCCGTGTGGACACCGAAGGGTTACGACTGGGTGTTTCGGAAATTCATGGAGGAACCCGGCAAAGGGTACGGAGTCGTGGTGGCACAGCCTTACGAAAACCGGCACTTACTCGAAAGGGTGCCGGACTTCTATGACCGGCTGCGGGAGAGCTACGACGAGCGGTTCTTCCAACAGGAAGCGCTAGGTGCGTACGTGAGCCTGAGCGGAGGCACGGTTTACAGCTCGTTCACGCGGGCGGGAAACACGCAAGACATGGGCCGCGACCAGCGGCTGCCGCTGCTGTGGGCGTTGGACTTCAACGTGGATCCGATGAGTTCGCTGGTGGTACAGGTGGTGGGTTCGCAAGTAAAAGTGCTGGACGAGATCGTGGTGCGGAACGGAACGACGATGGATGCCTGCGAGGAATTTCTGAAACGGTATCCGGAGCATTGGGCGGGCGTTCACATCTACGGAGACGCTTCGGGAAACCAGCGGCAGACGACGGGCGCGACGGACTACGACATGGTCCGGGATTACTTTCGGGCTCACTCGGGGATAAGACTCCAGTACCACGTACCGAGGGCGAATCCGAGTGTGCGGGACCGGATCAACCTGACGAACGCGAAGCTGCGATCGGCGGCGGGAGAAGTAGGGCTGCTGGCAGACCCGCGGTGCAAGGAACTGATCAAGGATCTGGAACAGGTGACTTACAAGGCCGATTCGAACGTAGTGGACAAAGATCGGGACCGAATGAGGACGCACTTATCGGACGCGTTGGGGTACCTGTTGTGGCAGGAATGCAGAATGCTTCCCGGAATTGGGGAGAAACAGGAGCGATTGTTCTAATCATGCAAACGATCAACCGGGAGCATCCGGAATACATCGCGCGAAAGACGACGTGGAGACGTTACAAGGACCTGTACCTGGGCGGCGACCAGTTGCGAGCGCGGGCCGGTGAATACCTGCTGCGGCGGCACAAAGAACCGGGCGAGGTTTACCAGGAGCGGCTGAATCGGGTGTTCTATCAGAACTACATCGGTTCGATCGTGGACTGGTACGCAGCGACGGTGATGCATCGCGCGCCGGCGCTGATGCTGGAGGGGACCGACGCCGGGGCGAAGGACTTCTACAGCAAACTGGCGAACGACTGCGACTTGCGGGGCACGAGCCTGAGCGAGTTCTTCCGTAAACGGTTCGTGGAGGCGCTGGTGTGCGGGTCGAGCTACCTGGTGGTGGACTTTCCGCGCAGTGCGGGGCCGGCACTGACGCGGGCGGAAGAAGACGCGGCGGGGACGTCGCGGGCATACCTAGTGGAGTACGGCGCGGACGAAGTCATCAACTGGAATCACGACCCGAACGGCGGGCTGGACTGGGCGGTAATCCGGACCTCATGTTTGCAGCAGTCGAAAGTGACGGATGCGCACTGGGAACAAGAAACGCGCTGGATTTACTACGACAAGGAGAACTTCGAGGTTTACCGGAAGGCGGGCGAGGGCAAGCCGATCGAGAAGATCGACGAGGGGCGGCACGCGCTGGCGTCACTCGGCCGGGTGCCGTTGTTCCAGATGCGAGTGAGCGAGGGGCTGTGGCTGATGAACCGAGCCGCGCTGCTGCAACTGGAACACTTCAACAAGTCGAACGCGCTGGGGTGGGCGTTGACGATGGGGTTGTTCGCGATGCCGGTGATCTACTCGGAACGCGAGTGGAACCAAATCGTGGGCGAGTCGTATTACATCCAACTTGGACCGGAGGATAAGTTCGGGTGGACGGAGCCGGAGGGGAAGGTATACCAGATCGCGGCGGACAACCTGGTGCAGATGAAGGACGAGATCTACCGTGTTTGTTACCTGAACAACCAGGCGATGGGTGGGGCATCGAGTTCGGCCAACCAATCGGCGCTCGGCAAACAACTGGACTTCGCGACCACGGCCGAGGTGCTTGGGGCGTACGGGACAACGGTACGGGAAAGCATGAAGCAGGTGCTGTGGGCGATGGCGGCGGCACGGCAGGACGAAGTCTCCATCGACGTCGCGGGGATGGACGAATTCGACATCGACGATTTCAGTACGGAGCTAGACGATGCGCAGAAGCTACTGAACCTGCGCATACAATCGCCGACGCTGACCAAGCAGATCTACAAGCGGCTGGCGAACCAATACCTGGCGAACGCGCGGCAGGAAGTGAAGAGCCAGGTAGCGGAAGAGATCGAAGGGGCGGAATAGGATGGCGGAAGACGCGGGCGGTCTCACTGGGTCGGGCGAGAGCGGCGACGCGCGAGTAAGTTGCGAGGGCATGCGGGGAGAGGGGTGTATGGAAGGAATCGACGTTCAAGCGGTGGTGCGGCAGGCGATCCAGGAATTCGTCAACAACGAACAGGCCAAGGCCGAGCCGGCGCACAAAGCCGAGTTACAGGAAGAGCGGAGGCGGCGGGAGCAACTAGAGCGCCGTGTAAACGAACTGGTGGAAGAGAACAAACGCAGCCGCAAGATGGCGGAGGAAGCGGAACGCGCATCGGCGGTGCGGGCGGAACTGCAACGTCTGGGTGTGGCGAAGGTGGACCTGGCCTTCAAAGCGGTGCAGGACGACATCGTGCGGAGCGAGGACGGGCGGCTGGTGGCGCGGGGCGAAAGCGGCGAGGTGCCGGCTCGCGAGTACCTGGCGACGTTTGTAAGAGAGAATCCGGAGTTTCTGCCGGCGCGCATACCCGGGGGGAGCGGAATGGCAGGGATGCTGAAGAGTCCGGCGGGCGGAGGCGAGGCGGTGACGCTGGACCGAATCCGGCCGGGCATGAGCGCGGAAGACATGCGGCGGGTACGAGAGGAAATCGTGCGCGTGGCGTCGCAGACCTTAAAGGGTCTGTAGTGACAAGCCCGGCCAACAGGGCCGGCAACAACAAACCAAGGAGAGAGAATGGGAGCAATTACAAATAGTAACGTCGCAAACGCGATTGTGAAGCTGGTGGCGGCGGACGCTTTGCCGGTGCTGGTAGGAAACCTGGTGATGGGGAACCTGGTCAATCGCGATTACGAACCCGTGCTGGCGAATGCGGGCGATACGGTCAACGTGCCGATCCCGCCGACGCTAGTGGCCAACA